TGCTTTGAATGTTGCCGGCAGACGCAGCTCCACTTTGATCAAACGTAGACTGCTGCTGACCTACGTCACCAAACGTCGTAGCTGCTTGCGGGATGCCGGTAATGCTGCTGGCCTGACCGGCATCTGGCGCGTTACCCAAATTGATTTCACTGCCAAGCAGCTTGCTTAAACGGTCGCTCTGGTTGGCGGCCAAACCAGCCAAGTTAACTTTGGCTGTATTGCCCTGATCTTGGATTGCCTGCTGCGCTGGCGACAGCGTCTGTGTCGCCGTAAACCTGGGAATACTGATGTTGGTGCCGGTGTACGGATCCACCCAATTGTAAGTGTCGGTCTGGTCGTAGCGCAGAGATCCGTCAGGCGTGTTCTGGTTAGTGTTGTTCAAGAACGCATTAGTGATCGCCGTCGCGACATTGGTCGATGTCGAGGCGCGCGCAGTGTCGACGGGATTAGGTGCCGGCGGCGGCGATGGCTGCGACTTACCCATGTCAGTAGTTTCCTGGGTTTAATCCTGGCGGCATAAGGTTGGCGTTTGGCGGCTGTATCAACGGACCCTGCCCAAGTGATTGCTGCACGTTTGGCTGCGGACCTTGCGGCATTCCGCTCGCCGGCGAGGGTGGCATGACTTGCGGCGGCACTTGCGGGCGCGCCAACGCTGTCGGCGCCATGCCGGCTTGCTGCATGATCCCGCCAGGTTGAGCACCAGGCATAGCGCCGGCGGCATTCAGCGGATCCTGTGGCCCAGGCATTGTCGGTCCCAACACATTTGGCGGCCGCGACAGATCTGGCCGCATTCCACCGTAACCAGGCCCCTGCTGAGGCATTCCGGTGTTGGGTGGCGGGTTAGCAACGCGCATCAATGCTTGGGTGATGGCGTTACGCTGTTGATCTGCGCCGGCGGTAGCAGGCCCCGTTGGCATCGCAGTGGCGCCAACGCCTTGCGGGTTTGAATAATCAATCATGCTGCTTCCTCCAGAGCATCTTGCGTCAGGTGATGCTTGAACCGTTTGTTAAAGCGATTGTCAGCCCAAGCCTCGGCGGTCAGCAGGCACAGGACGCCGTCCTTGCCGCGACCAAACATCCTCGGCACTTTGATAAACGTATAATCGTACACAGCGAGCTGACGCAGCAGCCGCTCATTCTCGATCGGCGTTCTCTGCACGAGCATCTGGCAGCCGCATGTGATGAAGGGATAGCGGTACATGCGCTCGATCGTGCCGCGCATCAGCCAGTGTGGATCGATGGCGGCGCCACTCAATTCGATCAGGCCGCTGTCTTCGTCGTAGTTGTGATAGACGAGGCCGCCGATCAGGATGCCGTCTTCGTTGAGCACACCAATGCCGCGCGCCGTATCGGGGAAGCCTCGATGGCAATGCGGCACCAGCTGCGAAACAAATTTCGCCACCATTGCATCGTGCCCGTACAGATACTGAAGCATTTCAATCCCAAATAACTCTCATGCCACCGGTTGGATCTACCGGAGCCGGCGCCGGCTGGCTTGCTGCTGCCTGTGCGTTGGCCGCAAGTCTCGCTGCGATCGCACTGCGTCTTCCGGCAAAGTCATACTTTCCGCCCTGCGCCAATGACTGCAACGCCAGTGGATCGACCATTCCCTTTGGATCGCCATAAGCCTGCGTCATTGGGATCGGCCCACCGTACACACCATCTCCCTTGCTCATGGCGGACGGAGGTGCATACGGATTTGGCATCCGCGTCTCATCGATGTTGGCGTAAGTCACCGGATGGTTTTGAGCATTCCACGCCGATACGGCATCTTCCGATGCCTTCAGCCCATGGATATAGGCGGGCGCAAACAAGCCACCCATGGCGCCTTGCGGGTTGTAGTCCTGATACAAGCTAGCCAACACCGCGGCGTTATCAGTTGCCGGCGGCGCTGGTGCGGGGGTTGGCGCTTCCTCAGCCATGACCTAATCCTCAGACGTTGACGCCCAGGCGCTCGAATGTTGCTGCGATCGAAACCAATTCGACATTTGGGTTGCCTTGCTGCGCGACCGTCACCTGACAGATCGGCGCGTGAGAAAAGCCCACCTCTCCGATCGACACCCAGCCAGTGTTTTTCACCACCGGACTAAACAGCGTCGACGCCTGATCCCACTTGGCGCTGTCCCACAGGCCCTGATCCCAGACGTCTGGCGTACCAGGATCTGGGCCGGCCGGCGGTGCCGGAGGAACCTTGATGACGTAGTCAGTACAAGCCGCAAGCTGCGGCTGGAACGGTTCGCTTGGCGCCGACAAAAACGCTGCGCGCGCCTGATGCCAGACCACAGTCGCCGGCGCTTGCTGAAACATCTCCCAGCCACCGACCAGCGTTGCCGTGTATGGAATGCCGTCATCGTAGCCAGTGCGCTCGGCCTGCATGACGATGCCCTTTTGGGTGCCAAAGAACACACGCCGGAAGCAGTACATAAAACACAGCGCGTCATAGCCAACGATACGGCCCCACGCGCCAGTGGCGCTGTTGATAACGCCGACATACTGAGAACCTGGAGATCCTCCAGGCCATGTCACATAGGTGCCACCCCACTCGTCCCATTTTTTCATTGACCATGGGAAAGTGTTGCGCGTGGCAGCCATCTCACGCCATAGCGGCTTGATGGTGCGCGTGACGGCAGCCAGTTCGAGCTGCTCGAATGTTTTGGTGATGGCCTGCGAAAGCGGAATGATGCCATCGACGCAAGCGATAAGCAGATCGCCGCCGATCGGTATGTGAGCATTCATCCCCATCGGCCTGCTGACGCTGTAGCGACCTTCCTGGCGCCAGTTGCTGATGTCAGATGGGTTGCTGCCGCTGAAGATTATTGCTTCACCCTCACTGGTGAAAAACACGCACTTGTCATCGACACCGTCACCGGCATCGATTGACCAGACGGCGCCAAACACAAGCTTACCGCCTTTAGTGGCGGACCCAGATAGCGGAATTAATTGTAACGCGCCTTGTACGGCATTGATGTCTAGGTACCAGGCATTCATGCTTTCTTTTTCGATGAAGAACAGCCGATTGCGATATTTCCAAACGTAGGAAAGGTTGCGACCGTGCTCGACCGCCGATCCCACCGGACCAGTGATCTGGCTGGCATTCAGTGTTGTCCACGTTGCGCCGTCAAACCTCAGCGGAAAGTCACCGGCATCGTTAACTACCACCATCCAATCGCCGCCTTGATTGAACAATGGCGCGGCGCTGTAATTGCCGGATGTCTGCCCAGACTTAACCAACACAGGGGCGCCTGAGTTGGTCACGTCATACAATTTGTCGAGCTGGGCTGCGAACATGCGTTCGTCAGTTGCGCTCTTGTATTCAAATCCCGAGATGATCGGGCTGACGTCTGGCAAAACACACCAGCGCGAGCAACCACCGCGCAGCTTCACACCGCGCATGGTTGGTATCCAATTGTCTGAAACAATCGCACCACCAGGCTGCATGAACGTATAGTTTTCGTTCATGATGATGCCGCGCGTCGGCGCCGGGATTGTCACAGTCTTCAGCTGTTGCGCTGCTTGCGCCGGTACCTGTTGACGCTTGAATGCCTGGTAAATGCTCATGGCACTGGCACCGGAAAGTCAACGGTAGAGGAAACGACAGCAGCAGAAATAGGAAGCCTGTCCACGATGATTGGCGACGGGCTGTCGTTGCCCATGGCGATCAGCATGGCATCGCCAAAGGATCCCAGATCCTCGGCGTAAGGAGATCCCTTCTGAGCCTTCCATTGCCAGATCATTCCAAGCTTGAGCAGGCGATCGCCCAACAGAAAGCTGTCGTTATCAGTCAAGAAGCTGTCGTTGGCGCCGCCGCTCGCGAGCGAAACACAGTTTTTATCCATGTAGGCAAACGTCGCAGTCACGCCGGCAGGCATCGGCGGATGAATGTGCATCTGATTGCCATAGATCGTCCACTCGCCGTGGCTGTCGAAATAACCGCGCATGCGGCGGTGCATCCAATCATTCAGATCTGGATAGAACCGCATGGGGTATTGCGTGGTGATCGATCGCCACACCTGCGCGGTGAGCAGCATGCGTTTAAAGTTTTGCGGAAGATCGAAATCTATTTTGACGCCATCGCCGGTGTAAGTCTGCACCGCCTTGAGCGTCTGCCATTCGCGGCTGTCGTAGGCGATGCGCTGTGCCATCTCGTTGGCGAGCGAAAGCATCTCCGCCATTGTGCGGTTGCTAGTGATTGCAGAAAACACGGATGTCGGGATTGCCGCCCCGACACTCGTGCAAACATCCCTAACAACCGTCAACAATGACATTCGTCATGCGGCTTTCTGCTGGGCCTCTGTTGCCATCCGCACCAGCGTTTTCCGGTTCAGCGAGCCGTGCGGCGCGTGTCCGGTGTTGGTCGCAATGAAATCACGCAGTTGATCGAGCGACATATCATCGAATTGATTATCGGCTTTTTGCCCGCTCGCTAGTGCGCGCTTTAGATCTTCCTCGATGATTGCATTGCGCGCCTTGAGTGCTTCCAGGTCGGCCGCCATCTGCAGGTTTGGCGCGTTGGACTTACTCTCTGCGATGTACTCTTGCGCCTTGTTCTTCAGTTCGCGCCCGCCATGGCCCAGGTTCTTCAGCTCCTGGCCGTCAACGACCGCAAGCGCCTCAAGCGTGTAGATATTGAGGGCGCGCAATTCCGCTCGACGCGCCTCTGTAAGAAAAGGAACGTGCGCAAGTGGCGTACCGGATTTGGTTTGCGCCGCCTGCGACTTGAACTGTTGGTACTGGCGAGAAAAGCGTTCGGCATAGGTCACAGCCGTCTGCTCGCCGGTGGTGAAATCTTCCGCCCAATGTGAGAACGCCGTGGCTGGAAACACCGCCACGTTGCGTGATCCAGGGAAGCGGATCTCAACGACCTCGATGTCATCAAAGATCGGCCGACCCTCTTTCAAGCTTTTAACCTCGTTCTTTTTCGCCAGGTTCTTGAACAGTGCAACAGCAGCAGCATCAGGATCTCTTGTAGGCATCGAGTTTCTCCGTCTGAGGGAGTGGGTTGACTGACGCCGCCGCGGGAGGGAGCAAGGGACACCCTTTGGGCGGCGGCGCCAGCAGTCGCGACATCTTACGCAGCAGGATTGCTGTCGTAGAACCGCCAGTTAAACATCGGATTGGTCTGGGTGAGTTCACCCATCCATCCGATGAACTGGGCAACGGCGTCCTTGTCGATCGGCATTTGACCATCGCCGTCGAACAGGTTGTCGAAGTTTCTGTTCGGGTGATACCGCATGCGGAAGCTGTCGGTATTTAGACCAAACGTGGTGTTTGCCGGCATGTTGGATCCGATGCCGCCATCGAGGACGATCTCGGCCCGCTTGCCGCCACCGATGTACTCGATCGCGCTGAAGCCAAGCTGGCCCAACGAGGTCGAGTTTGTCTGTCGCTGGATGGCGATCGTCGCCGCATCGTAAGCCGCATAATGCTCGGGGCTCATGATCAGCAGGTCGGCGTAGTCCTTGCCGCGAGACTGCTTGGTCATGATGTAGTTGAGGTACGGTCGGATCGTGGTCGCGCTGACCTGGGTACCGATTGCCGCCACCATCGACTGAGCATCATAGGTCTTGGTCTGCCAGATCACCGCAAGGTTGCGATCGATGCCGCCGTAGGTGCCGCTGGTGTTGACGATCGGCACGGCGGTCGCCAGCCCAGTGATCTGCTTGCCGCCGTTGGCGGTGCCATCACCATAGATGCCGGCATCCATCGTATCCTCGAGGGCGCGTTCGGCAGCCGCGATATAGCTGTCGTACACGTCCATGAGCTGTGAGCTGCCTTCGTTGTTCAAGATCTCCTGCATGGACAGGATGACCGGAACGACAACCATTTTCGGATCGAAATAGGCGTCGTTGAACAGATCGAGTGCGGGGTTGAGCAGCTGATCATAGCCGCTGTACCACTGGGCGACTTGCTTGGAGATCTGCAGCGTCTGGCGAATGCGCGGACCTGAGTAGGTATGCCACAAGCCCTTACGCCGCATTACTGCAAGCATTGCGTTGTTGTTGGAGACGAGGTCTTGGTAACCGTCAGACCGGTCCTCCAGAGCCATAGAAAGGATCTGCTGATAAGCAGCATTAGCGTTGATGTTTGGCATTCGCCAACCTCAGATTAGACGCCGCCATTCACACGCTGGATTGCGCGCTGAATAGCTTCGCGTCGGCCAACGGGTTCATCGCTCCTGCGGCGCTGCCCGTCTGAGGGGCCGGTATCTGGAGCGCCACGGATCGACTTATCGGGTCGGGTCTGAGCCGGCGGGTTGCGGGTCTGAGCCGCGCGGGTTGTCGGAGGTCGAAGGCGGGCGGCACGTTGGTAGGCCTCTTCAAGGCTGAAACCAAAGTGCAGCTCCTGTTCGATTAGATCT